AATCTTGGCAAAGGAGTTTGTCGAGGAGACACTGCACGTCGGAGGAACGTACAAACTAATTATCCGAGAAAAAGACGAGTTCGGACGCTACTTAGGTGTTATAATGTTGAGCGACAAAACTTCAGTTAACGCCGCACTAGTAAGTGAACACTTAGCCGTACCGTACTACGGGCAAAGTAAACAAAAAATAGAAGATGCCCACGCAACGAACTACGAAATCCTAAAAGAGAAAGGTCTACTATGACAGCTTGGTCCTACAGTAGCATAAGCACGTTTAAACAATGTCCTAAGAAATACTACCACTTGAAAGTAGCTAAGGATGTTAAAGATAAAGGCAACGCTGCTACTTTCTACGGCAACGAAGTGCATAAAGCTGCCGAGCATTACATAAGAGATGGCGAGCCTATCCCCGCTAAGTTTAATTATGTGAAGAAAATACTAGATGCTTTCAACCGCATCGAGGGCGAGAAGCACTGTGAAATACGCATGGCGGTGTCAAAAGAAAACAACGTCTACAAGCCCACTAGTTTTTTCGCCAAGGATGTTTGGTGGCGGGGTATCGTCGACTTGCTAATAATAAACGGCGAGAAAGCTTATATTGTAGATTACAAGACAGGCAAGAACGCCAAGTATGCTGACACTAAACAGCTTGACTTAATGGCGGGGGCGACATTTGTAAATTACCCCCAAGTAAAAGTAATTAAGTCTGCCTTAGCATACGTAGTAAGTAACGAGTTTATAAAGAAAAAGCACACCGTAGATATGTATAAGTCGTACTTCAGTGTGTTTGATGACGAGCTGGAAAGACTAACGGTAGCAGAAGAAAACGATGTGTGGAATGCAATCGACGGGCCGCTGTGTGCGTTCTGTCCGGTTACTAGCTGCGAACATAATAGGAAAAGATAATGACGGCACGTGAAAAAGGCGCTGACTCTTTACTCCCTTGGGATAAAGCAATATCACAAACATGCTTCTACCCTAATTGCGGGTTTAGACATGCAATAGAACAAGGAGATGCGTATGTAACTTGGGACGCGCACCTTCCCCTACAAACAATATATGATATGTTTCCGCCGATAGTGAAACTAGCTATACAAGAAAACACTAACCATAGTAAAGAATATGCTATCAGAATGCTAACCGTTTATTTTCACCCTGAATGCGCAGCTGAGTGGGGCATGCAGTTAATAAAAGATGGCTTAAAGGCAAATTACAGGGTGGGCAGGCGCTTGAGTAACAGAGAAAAGGACTGGAATTATCATGACGAAGAGTAAACGAAATTACAAATCCGAGTATGAAAACTACCAAGGCACCGAAGAGCAAAAGAAGAAACGCGCTCAACGCAATGCCGCCCGTCGCAAAGCCGAGCGAGAAGGCAAGGTAAGCAAAGGCGACGGTAATGACGTAGCCCACAAGAAAGCAATGGACAAAGGCGGCAAGAACTCTGACGGTACTAGAGTAGAGACAGCGAGCCGTAACCGTTCTTTCAAGCGGGATTCAAAGGGTAACCTTGTATCTGAAACTAGTAAACGCGAGCGCAAGAAGACAGCTAAAGCATGAAGATAATAAACAACAGAGCGATGGTGCTAAAGACTAAACGTCCGCACCTCGTGACTGAACGCGTAAAGAATTACAAAGTATCAGAGCAGGACGATGGCTATTTCAAACTAGCCTTGCCGTGGCGCCTACATGAAGCTCAAGTGTTAAATAGCTTGGGTGTAAAAGACGTGCCATCTCCCATAGGACGAGACTACGAGTGGTCGGGTCGCTTTGACCCGTTTGCTCACCAGAAGAAGACCGCTTCTTTCCTGACGCTCAACAAGAAAGCATTTTGTTTTAACGAGCAGGGAACAGGTAAAACTGCTTCTGTAATATGGGCAGCAGATTATCTGATGCAGCAGGGGGTCATCAATCGCGTGCTTGTAATATGTCCTCTGTCTATTATGAAATCAGCATGGCAGGAAGACCTGTTTAAATTTGCTATGCACCGCACTTGTTCTGTGGCACACGGAACCTCGGCTACGCGGAGAAGAATAATCAACGCAGGCTCAGAGTTTGTCATTATAAACTTTGACGGGGTAGCAGTAGTAAAAGAAGAGATAGAGAAGGGCGGCTTTGACCTAATTGTGGTAGACGAAGCAAGCGCCTACAAGAACGCACAGACAAACCGATGGAAGATACTACGCGACTTATGCAAAGGAATAGATTGGCTGTGGATGCTTACGGGTACGCCAGCAGCACAAGCGCCAACTGATGCGTTTGGTTTAGCTAAGTTAGTCGCCCCTAAAAATGTACCCCAGTACTTCGGGCAGTTCAAAGATAAGGTCATGTATAAAGTATCACAATATACTTGGCGCCCTAAGCCCGATGCGAGTGAGACAGTCCATGCTGCATTGCAACCGGCGATAAGATTCCGCAAGGAAGAATGCTTAGACCTACCCAAAGTGACTTTCGTAGATCGGGAAGCCCCACTGACCAAGCAGCAGGCATCGTACTACAAACAGCTAAAAGACCGCATGATAATGGAGGCGGACGGCGAGCAAGTCACTTCAGTTAACGCTGCAACTAACCTCAATAAGCTACTGCAAATATCGGGCGGGGCTGTGTACTCGGACGACCGAGAGGTCATTGAGTTTGACGTTAGCAACAGGCTTAAGGTTATTAAAGAAGTAATAGACGAATCGTCTCACAAAATACTTGTATTCGTGCCGTTTACCCACACTATTGAATTACTTAAAGAATTCTGTAACAAGAACAAGATTAGCGCCGACATAATATCTGGCAAGGTATCGGTCAACAAGCGCAGTGATATTATCAAGGACTTCCAGACCACAGATAAAATAAAGGTGCTTATCATTCAGCCGCAAGCAGCTTCGCACGGCCTTACGCTAACCGCTGCTAATACAGTGATATGGTACGCTCCCGTCACCAGTGTGGAGACTTACCTACAAGCAAACGCTCGTATCGACAGACCGGGACAACACAACCCAATGACTGTGGTGCACATTGAAGGCAGTGAAGTGGAGCGCAGGCTATACAAGATGTTGCGGTCTAACATAGATAACCACACTAAAATCGTAGATTTATATAAACAAGAAATAGATGCTTGACAATGTAAATAAGGCTGACATACACTGGCAATCCCTGCTATTTAGGAGGAGCCATGAAAGACTCAGCAGACAAGCTAACCAAAATCTATATAAAGATGCGGAACGCTATTAAAGAGAAAGAAGACGAGATAAAGACAATAAAAAAGCAGCAAGAAACGGTAGTAGAAAAGCTGCTTGCGCTCTGCGAAGAGCAAGACCTCGATAGTCTAAGGACACCCTCTGGCACAGTAAGCCGTAGAGTACAGTCTCACTACTGGACTAGCGACTGGGAAAGGATGTACGACTTCCTCAAGGAGCACGACGCTTTCCACCTACTTGAGAAACGAATCTCTGGCCTAGCCATGAAGCAGTTTCTTGAGGACAACCCTGACCTTATGCCTGCGGGTTTACAAGTCAACCGTAAGTATATTGTTTCTGTTTTAAAGCCGCGTAAAAAATGATTCGACTGAGACATGAAAATGGGTGTTTCTTACACCCACGGACCAACTCCCCCCTAGATTCTCTACAGGTGATGATAGTTGATAGAGGAGAGTTATCTAGAGGCTACTACGACAGCACAGGTTTAGTGTGTTGGTCTACTGGCTGTACGCACCCCGACGACAACGTGCCTGATGACAAGGTGCAAGCTAGGCGGTGTATGGACTGCACTCGAAGCATTAAGAGCGGCGGCTTTAATCGTAGCGCCCCATGTAAGTTCTACCAGATCATCAAGGTGTTACTACCAGAAGACGGCATAGTCTGCGAGGTGCGCATAAGTGCTAGCAGTCTGTTTGCCAAAGAAACTAACAAGCTTGGCTTTTATAAGTACATTGAATACTTAGAGAAAAACCAAGAAGAAGCAGAAGAAATTTTAACCGAATTATATCTAGTCGAGCAGTACAACTCGTACCGGATATATTTTAAACCAGTTCGACCTTTAGCCGAGGAAGAGCTTGCAACCGCGAGGCAGCAAATAGAAGCCGCTTCGCAATCACCAAATCCTTTTACAGGAAACATAGAGGAAATATTTATGGCTAACCCATCTCACATAATCAAAGGCGTTGAAGCACGTTACCCTCGTCTGGACAAACCTTACCGCTTCGATAACAAGGCAGGTAAGAACGGTAAGAGCGTACCTTGCGACCCTACCGAAGACGGTGCCCGTTACGAGCTAGACTTCAGCATGACTTCTGCGCAAGCCAAAGCGCTTTATGGAATCATGCAGGATGCTTACACCAACGCTAAAGGCCGCGATAAGTCTTGGCCTGCTAAGCTAGAGATGCCTTTCAAGAAGCAAGAAGACGGTACGTTTGTTGGTAAGACTAGTCTCAAAGCAGCATACAGTGGCAATGCGACCGAGCCGCCTGCGCAGTTTGACGCAAAGAACGACCGCCTTGGCAGCGACTTTATGCTAACTACTGGTAGTACAGTAAATATAGCGGTCGAAATGATCCCGTTCAAAATGGCGACTACTGGTGTTTCTCTCCGCTTACGCGGTGTACAGGTGCTCAAGTATCTGCCTTACAAACCTGCTTCGCCTTTCGAGGAAGCTGACGGGTTCACGGCTGACCAAGCTAAAAGCCTGTTCTCTGCCGCAGAAGACAATGACGATATGTTTGAAGCTGAAGGCCAGATAACTAAGCAACCTGATCTGTTCGACGAGGATGAGGAAGAAGTTGCTGAGCCTGTGAAGCGCAAGAAAAAGAAGGAAGCTGCACCGGCGGACGACGAAGAAATGGCTGACATCATTGACATATGGGGCGACGAAGACTAATGAGCTATGGCTACACAAAGCGGCTCAGTAGTCTAAATAAACAGGCTGACGGCTCCATGCTAGGTGTAAAACTCGGTCGCGCGTGCATTTCGAAAGAAGTGCCCGTTGCCGAAGTCGCACACCGGCTTGGGGTTAGTCGGCAAGCAGTTTACAACTGGTTTACGGGCATACATGAGCCAAGCAACGAGCTGAAAGACACTATTAAAAATCTAATAATAGAGTATAAAAAATGACTGATTTCAACCTCATAGATTACGTTGTCCCCACGGGCGGCTATTACTGTGTGGTTGGCGCAGGCTCAGGTTTTTTCTCTGAATTTACTGACGATAGAGCGCAGGTAGATGTCCTTGCTGAGAAGTTCGTAAAGCAAGGTAAGGATGTCTACTTCATGCTCGGTAAATTGGAAAAAGCCGGAAGCAGAGAAGCAACAAACGTAGAATCATTACAGTCTATTTGGGTAGATATAGACTGCGGGGAAGGTAAAGCAAGTAGCATAGAATCGTCTACTGGTTTACCTCAAGGATACGAAACTAAGAAAGATGCGCAGCTAGCACTTAAAAAGTTTTGTGAGACCGTAGGTCTACCCTTCCCTGCTGTAATAGATTCTGGGGGCGGAATACACGCATACTGGGCACTGACAGAAGAAGTACCTCGGGCTAAATGGCTACCGATATGCAAACGCCTTAAGCAAATCTGTGTGACACAAGAGTTTTACGCTGACCAACGTGTCTTCGACGCGTCCCGTGTTTTACGGGTGCCGGGGACCTTCAATCAAAAATACAATCCTCCTGCTCCAGTAACAGTATTAAGAGGTTCGACTAATCGCATTGACCCAGACGAGCTTCGTGAAATACTCGGAGTTGACCCTGACGCAGAGGAAGTAGACAAGCGACCGCTTGAGAAAAACCCACTACAAGAACTGTTAAATCAAAACTATACAAGTGTATTCAAGAAGATAGTCACCCGTGCTGATGGGTGCTTGCAGCTACACGACTGCATAAGGAACAGGGCAACTCTCGCTGAACCGCGTTGGTTCGATGCGTTGTCTATAGCTAAGTTCTGCCAAGACAGCACTAAGGCAGCTACCATAATCTCGCAGGGGCACGCAGACTACAGCCCCGAAGCAACTGAAAGAAAGATGAAGGGCATAAAAGGCCCACATTCCTGCGCAGAGTTTGAAGCTAACAACCCAGAAGGTTGCAATGGCTGTCCTCACAAAGGCAAGATCAAAAGCCCCATCGTCCTTGGGCAGACCCTCAAGAAGGCAAAAGCTAGTAAGCAAGGTGTTAAATACCGACCCCCCTACGTGTGGGGAGAGAACGGCGGTATCTATATGCAGACAGAGGACGGAGAAGGCGCTCAGTTTGTGTACGAATACGACTTTTATATAGAGCAACGCATGACTGACCCTACAGACGGAGACGTTGCGATTGCTGTAGTACACCTTCCAAAAGACGGAGAACGTAGATTTACTATAAAAAACGAACAGTTAGACTCAAGAGAGCTAACTAAAGTACTGGCGAAAAACGGCGTTTTAGCAGACAAAAAGACTACTCCCTACTTGCATAAGTATGTAATCGACTCTATTAAGGCGCTATCAACAGAGAATAAGGCGGATAAGATGCGCGTTCAATTTGGCTGGGCAGATAACCACTCTGCTTTTATCGTGGGTGAAAGAGAGATACGGGTAGACGGTGTATACCACTCGCCGCCTTCCTCCGTAACAGCGACCTATAGCGACTACTTAGAGCCGCGCGGGTCTTACGAGAAGTGGAGAGAAGTATTCGAGCTGTACAATCGACCGGGGTTGGAAATGCACGCGTTCGCTGCACTCAGCGGGTTCGGTTCGATACTGCTCAATTTTACAGGGCAGAAAGGTGCCATAATTAACTTAGTGCATCCCAAAGCAGGTACAGGAAAAACTACAATCTTGCGTATGGCAAACAGCATAGCCGGTGATCCCGAGATGCTACTAGGCACGCCAGACGATACGGTTACAGGCCGGATAAACAAACTAGGTACGCTAAACAATATCGTCAATACGATAGACGAAATGACAAACATTGAAGACAAGGACATAGGCAAGTTTGCTTATGCTGCATCGCAAGGGCGCGGTAAGGAGAAGGCGCACTTCCACATTAACGCTAACCGTAAGAATGAGATTACGTGGCGTAACATAACCCTGTCATCTTCGAACGCATCTTTCTACCAGAA